TTAGTATAATCTTTTGCTACTATAATAGATTCGCAAGCGCGAGACACTAATTCTTTTTTCTCTTTTGACATTCTTTTGAGACCAAACTTCGCAGCGAATTCTCTAAATGCTCTAAGTTCAAATTCATTCATTTTTTTAGTAGCTTCGACTATATTTTTTTTAGAATAAAAAGCGTCAGATCTTCCTAAAGGTCTACCTCCAGATGGAGATATAGGTTTAACTTTTTGCTGGTTTTGAGTTTCTTCAGAATTAGATTCTTCATCATATAAGTTAATAGTATTAACTAAAGGCATGTAATGGCCCTTTTCTCTCTCCTTCTTGAAAGCATCTTGTGCTGGAGCCATTTGTTCTGGATCTGGGAATGTACCAGTTGCAACAACTTTCATTCCTTGCTCTGGTGTAAGAACTCCAAGTTCCATAAGCCTTGTAGCTAACTTAGTTAAGTTGTCGTCATCTAATGTATCATTCTTAACAAACTTTACCTCTGGCCAAGAACGTAAACCTGCATTTTTACAAATTCTTCTTATTTCGGGGTTTATAAATTCTTTTAAAAATAAGTTTCTAGATTCTTCTAGTCTCTGGAAAAATACTTTCATTTTAATTTTCCCGTCTGAGTATTTAGTATCACCAATCAGAATATTCTGAAGACCTTCTTCAATATCTTTGTTTAGTGTTTCATACTTCTCAGAGCCAACAACTTTCCTAAGATCAGGAATAACAAAGTCGGCTTTTGTTGTATAGTCAGATACAAGAACTCTTCCAACACTCTGGTTTCTAAATATCTGTTGCATAGCTGCTAAGTTTTTGTGATTAACACCACCCTTATCAGGTTCAGCTCCCATAGTTACTAGTAGCACTACATTTTCGATAGAGCGGCTAATAGCTTGATCTATTTTCTTTAATTCTATTTTCTTGTTTAAATCATCAAGCACAGAGAAACCTGCTGGAATAGCCATCGGCTCATAATCTTGTTTCTTTGCAAAGACAGGGTGTAGTAAATCTGTATCTAATTCTATATAAACTCTTTCGCTATTTATAGAAGTTCCGACTTTAATTCTTGTCTGCACTTCCTCTGGTAAAGAATTCAAAAGCTCTTGCTCGTGTTCTGTTTGAGGATTCTTAAGTCTTGCTATTTCAAAAGGAGTTAAAACTTTAAAGTAACTGTAATCAGTAAAAGAAACAGACCCCTTTGTAGCTACATCGGTAGGATTTATAACCATGTATTTAATAGGAACCTTTGATCTTGAGCTAGCTCCATAAGCTTCCAAAACTTTTTGACTGTTTTTTAGAGGAAGTATACCATCAACTCTATACAAGAAAACATTTCCTGATCTATAGTACTCTCTAAAGAACTGAGACTTGAGATCATGCATTCTAATTCTTTTAAACCACGCATCTATAAAATTTCTTGATTTTTGTGTGCCACCCTCAAGGTAAATTTCTGAATCAGCAAATTCAGATAGTAAATCTATTGTGCTTCTGAATGTGGCTATATTAAAATAAGCTTTTTGACAAAGTTCTATAGCTTCTTTTGCGCTTACGGAACCTTTTGAATATTCAAAAGGCAAAAGACCATCTTTAATGTTTTGAAATCTATTTTTAGTAGGATTTATTGTTATTCTATTATTTCTTTTAGAAGTCCGCTTAGTTGGTTCTGAAAGCCTAGAAGCTTGAACAGTTTCGTATATACTATCACCTATAAGTTCAGGATGAAAGTCTTCAGCTTCTGAAGAAAGTAAGTTTTCTATAGATTGCTCGTTTTTTCTAAATTTTTTCCAATAATCAGATCTTTTTGTATATTTTCTTGGCATATGAATGTTTACACTAAAGTTATAAAAGTTACTTTGAAACTTTTCAAATCGCAAAAGGAACAAATGTATTTTCTACTTTTCTTTCAGTTGTTGCGTTTTCTGAATCAAAGAACACTTTGGCATACCAGTTTCCTAGTAACAAAGCAGAGTATGAGTCTTTTCTAGCTCTATTTGGACCTTTTTGCCTCCTAAGATTTTGTGGTAAATTAAATGACTGAGAACCTTGTGGATTAGCGACAACTTCTATGTTTGCACATTCAGATTTAGTTAATTCAATTATTGACTTCTGATGATCAATAAAATCAATCATTAACGCCCCTTTTGAAGACCCTAGCATTTTCATGTCCCACTTAATCTTATCTATAGGTATATTTTTCTTTCTCTGCTCGTCAAAGTGTGCGTCTACCGCTCTGGAAGCAAATAATATTCTTTTATGGTCTATTGCTGCTTGTAGCATTTCATTAGCATTCCTATTCCAGTTTACTGTTGGTTTTCTTAGTATACAATAGTTTTTTGACTTTACATTGTATTGACTTTTAAAACTCATTATGTCTGAGTGCCAGTTTTCAGGTTTTTCTAAATCAACATCAATAACTCCGATTTTTATTTTTTCATTTTTGAATATAGCACTTTCATTGCAAGAGTTTATAAACTGAACACCGCCGTTATAGTCACCACATATACCAACAATGTTAAAATATTTAATGAGATATAAAAAATATTCCATATGTTGTTTCAGAGATACACCAGCTATGGCATAGCTATGAACTAAGCAAACTTTCTGAGAATCTCTATTTATCTTGAAAACGTGCATAGCAAAATGGTCAGCACTCGTATTTCCAGCCCAGTTTGGGTCAAAGGATAAAATATATTCATCACTAGGATTTCCAACAATCTCAACTGCTGGCATTTCACCATCTGGTATTGTGCAAGCAGCCATTTTTGACAATCTGAAATATCCATCACTTTCATCTATAAACTGTGCGCCAAACTCTCGCTTAAACTGCATTTCACTCATTGTGGCTTTTGCCTGTTTAAGCAAGTTTTGATCATAAAGTCTTGATGGAGCGCAATCATAGCTCAACTGCATTATCAGTCTATAAGCATCATCTTTAAAATCGTCTTCATCATCACCCTCTTTTACGCCCAAACCATTTATTAAATCTTCATATTTTTTATATAGTTTGTACATATACTCGAATTTAAATGATGGAGATGAAAGAATAATTAATTTGTTATTAGGCCAAATATACCTATCACTTTCCTTCATCTCGCCTTTGTCGATTAATTTGGATTCGAGGTTGTATAACTCCTCGCGCTCGATAGGGTTTTCCACCACACCCAGAAAAGGGATAATAACTTCATTAAAAATCTTTTCTGGTATAGTTAAAAACTCATCCAACACTATCCTATTAAATCGAAATCCACGAAGCCTTTCTCCATTAGCCAGCGGGAGTGCTATAGCTCTGCTACTGCCAAGAGTCAATGTCCACTGGTCTGTTCCTTTCTGTATTTTAAATCCACATTCTTTAAGTAAACTAGCTTCTGGTTTACTCAATATATCTTCCATCTTCTGAAAGATTTGCTTAGACTGTCTAAAACTACCCGCTATAACGCCTATATTTGCTTTAGGATTGAGGAGACACTCTAACAGCACATATATTGCTGTAGAGAAGGTCTTAGACATTCCTCGTGAGAATACGAACATAGAATAGTCGGATACCATCATTCCTTTTATAGCCATAGCTTGGAATGGAAATAATTTAACACCCAAGAACATTTCCGAGGTGAATGAAATATTGTTTCTTAAAAATTTATATAAGTAATATCGAGCATCCTCTTCTTTGATGCTTCCTTCCATAGCTTTGAGTTGTTTATTTAACTCTGACGCTGAATGGTCAAGCCGATATCCTTGTTCTCCTTTTTTCCAAGCCATGTACTTTCTCGTCTATAAAATATTGTAAATCTACATTCCACAAATCCTTACCGTAAAAAAGTATTTTTGGTATTATCTTCTTTGCTCCTGCTCTATTGTGTGCAAATATGATTTGTAAGTTTCTAGGGTAATCTACCATCAAACCCCTAACGTTATGCCATAGATAACTTAAATTAGATTTGAATTTAGATTTTTTATTATGGTTTTCTAATTTTTCTATATTTGTTTCTGCTACAACAAACATATAAGAGTCAAATTGCACACATCTATCCATCTCTCTCCTAAAGCGGTCTATGTCTTTCCCAAATGTGTGTCTGAAATCGTCTTGTGCTTTTCTATCTACAAATGTTTTAGAGTAAAGCTCTCCTCCAACAGTATAGTCTCCAAAGTCTAATTTATTGTCTATAGCATTTTTAAATTTAAGAGGAGCTTTCTCTCTTGTATCCACAAAGATTTCTATATCGTCATGAGGCTCATCCCAGAAGTTTCGGGGCAGAGATTTTGTATATATATTCTGTATTTGTAATTCTTGTAAAAAATTAGAATAGCTACCCCATAATTTTTTATAGAGGTTGATATTAGCCATCTCTGATAAATCATAATAAAGATTCGGTGGAGATAAACCAATCCCCTTATAAGAGAATTTATCTTGTGCTTTTGACTTAAGTAATGTCTTAACTTCTTTATCTGGCGCTGAATTGACCCATTTTATAAAATTATCATAACTAGTAAAATTATCTCTAAAATACTGGTCATAGTTTTTAAATGGAATTTTGTTATTTGTATATAAATCTCTTCTATCAAAATGTTTTACATAGTAATCACCTATAGTCAAAGCATGCACTTTCAAATGAAGATGAAAACCTCTTCGGCTATCAAATTCTTTTTCACATTCTTTGCACTTGTATTTCATTAGAGTAATTCTTTTTTGGATATTCCAAGTATACGAGCTTTGTATTCATCCATGGTCTCAAGTCTATCAGCTTCATCTTCAACTAGCTTGTTTTGCATCTCTGCCATAAGAATCATACGATCTCGCTCTTCTTTCTCCTGAAACGCTTCGACGAGCGCTGCGATGCTACCATTTTCCTCTCCACGGGCTTTTAATCGTGCTTGCCTACTTCCGTTGAGATCTTTTGTGAGTGATTCTATTCTTTTCTCACATTGGTTGAGTTCTTCACTGGTAGCTTTGATTATTTCTGTTAGTCTTATAGTAATATTCTGCTCATTCTCAGAATCGTTAAGCATAGCATTAAGTTTGTCTATTCTCTGTTGAATATGCTTTTGACGTACATAGTTTGTACATACAGTAATATACAAATTAAGCTCATCATTAGTTAAATCAGGCTTATCCCAAACAGTTCTGACATATTCACTCTCAAATAGTTCTCTATCTGCTACTGTAGAATATTGATTGATAAAATGTGTAAATCTTGGACTCTTCAGATATAACAAAAGCTTTTCGCACATTTTTTTATGTTTTGTTTGTATTGTTATTTCATCAAAGTTTTGTCCAGCCCAGTCATTGACTTTTTTGATAGCTCTAGATAAGGACTTCGGGGGCGACCACTTATCATTTGTTAGCATTTCATTATCATCAACTATCTCTGGGCGATACTTTCTCAAAAACTCCATAGTCACTCTATGTTGCTGACTAAGAGGCTGTATGTCTCTATCTTTAAAAGTCAAACGAGCAACTTCTAGCGCATTCATTCCGCGCTCTATATTGTTGCTCATTAAAAATTGTTTTTGTTCTGTTGTTAAGTCTATCTCTTCTACTTTATCTATAAATGTAGTTTTGTAGGTTAAATCGCTTTTAATCAAGAATGCTCTAACAGCCCTGCCTTGTTTTGACCTGCCATCCAAAGACTCATCACCAAACACTTTTTGGGTGATATCTCTTAAATCGGGGTTTGATTTAAATAATTCTTCTATTTGTTGTTTTTGTTCTTCTGTCAATATTACTTCACTCATAGTATATCATTGTCCTCCATTATTTTAATCGCTATTCTGTAAAATTTCTTTTTTAAATTAGATATTTGTTTATATCTTATTGTTTTTCTTTTAGTGGAATCTCCCTTGAAACCAAATTTCTTAGCAACTTCTGTCTCATCCTTGTGATGAATATAAAGCATAGCATATATGGCTTTATGCCGCTCACTAAGCTGACCCATCACTAATTCATGTAACCTCTCAGATGATAACTTGTAATCTACCTGATCTTTAATAGATGAAGTGTTCTGAGTAGCAACTCCATCATCTAATGTTAACGGAAGCTTAATATTATACGCCCGCTCTTTCTTTTTCTTCCATTTTTCAAAATCAGCACATGTTCTATCCTGATCTCCACTTTTTGTCCAATCACATAATGTTCCACCCATGTTGTATTGACAGCGTAAACACGGTTTAGCAAAACTAGTATAATTATTCCTGATCAGATTCTTTATCTGATTAGAGATAATCATAGAAGCCCAAGGTTTAAATGGGCGCGACTGATCCCAAAGATGCCACTTATTATAAATGTGTAAGCGAATTATCTGACAAACGTCATCGTAGTCTAACCATGCTAATGCGCTTAATTGCCATTTAGGTCTATATTTTAATAAAAGTTGATCTAGATCTTCGCGTTTGTCTTCAAACGCTTCCTTCATCTATATCTCGCATTCTTGACGACGCACATTCTTGTTGAATCTGCTTAATCAAGGCATCTCCTTCAGCATTGGTTGAAGCTGGTCTACTTTCATACTCTGGATTAGCATCCGCGGCTGTAGAATTAGCTATTATATCTTTTAAAGTTGTTTTAGTTGAACTATAATCAACAGAAATATCCCTTTTTAGCTTATCAACATCAATAGAATCAATAGATGACTCCTGTTCTGGCTCTTCCGCCACTGTAGCTTTTGTTATTCCTGCTAAATTATGCCCGCAACTAGAACAAAACTTAGGTTTACTTACTTCATAGAGTATTTTAAACCCACACGACACACAAAACATTTTATTCATAGCTTTATTTTATTAATTTAAATTACTTTTTTCAATTTTTTCTACTAAGTAGCCTATAATCTTATCTCTCATTACATCATCCTTAGTAAACTCTAAATGATGTATGCCATAACTTTGACTTTCCTCATCATCAAATACTTCACAAAATCTAGCAAAACCCGTTTTCTTAATATCACTCTGCATTGTATCTCCACATATAAACAATGCACTATTTCTGCTTATTCTTGTTAGTATTGTAGTAAGTTCTTTTATAGTCATATTCTGAGCCTCATCTACAATCACAACCTTATTTCTCCATGTAGCTCCTCTCATAAAGTTAATTGGAGCTGCTTGGACGACTTGTTTTATTTCAATATGTTTCTT